CATTCAACATGGCTAGTCGTTCTTGCAGGCCCATATATAGTTTCAACGGCTCCAAGGTTCCCAGCTTTGTTTGCATATTTTAATTTTGATAATAAAATTTTGATAGCTTTCATTTCATCTTTTAATACAAAACTTAATATCCCACCGAACCCTCTCATTTGTTTCTTTGCGATATCATGATGTGGATGCGCTTCCAATCCCGGGTAATAAACTGCGTCGACTAGCTTTTTCTTTTGAAGATACTTTGCAATTTCCATAGCACTTTTTTCTTGTTGCCGTACACGAAGCTTTAACGTTTTCATCCCTCTTAAAATAAGGTAGGCTGACCACGGGTCCATAGTTGCTCCATTAATTTCACGAAAATGATAGACCTTTTTCATTAATTTTTTAGAGCCACATACTATGCCACCTAATGCATCTGCATGTCCACTTAGAAATTTAGTTGCACTATGGACTACAATATCAACTCCTAATTGAAGAGGATTTTGATTAATTGGAGTAGCAAACGTATTATCTATGATAACTAATGCACCCACTGATTTTCCGACTCTCGCTATCCTCTCAATATCAGTAACTTTCATGGTAGGGTTAGTAGGAGACTCTAAATATAGCACTTTACATCCTTTGACCACTTCAGCTTCAATTTCGTTATGGTTTCCGGTATTACATAATGTCACATCGACATCCAGATTGGGCAAGAATTCAGTAAAAATTTTATTGGTTCCTCCATAAGTATCTTTAACGGATACAACCCGATCTCCCGGTCTTAGAAATGTATATAATGTACTACTAATAGCAGCCATTCCTGAAGAAAAACCTACAGCTTCCTCAGCCCCCTCGAGTATCCTCAATTTTTCTTCCAGGGCTTGAACAGTCGGATTTGCCATTCGATTATAGGTATAACCAGGTTTATTTCCAAGGGCAACTTCTTGCCATTCGTCTACGTCATCGTAATTGTAGGCTACACTAAGAACTACAGGAACTTGGGTTGCATTATAAGCAAGAGATTCTTTTTCTCCTGCCCATACCGCTTTTGTTCCATCTTGCACATCTTTAAAGTTATTCTCACTCATATTTTTCCACCTCTAATCTTATAACTTTGTAAAATGGTCTTATTAAAACTTGAATTTTATTTTGTATATAATATATTGTATATTTTATACTCCAAAAAAAAGCCTCCTTCCATATTTCAGTTTTACCAATGTTTTCTTGGGTTTATTTCTTAACATTAAGGTATCCAAATAGTTTAAAAATCTTAAAACAAAAGCGCACAATATACTTTGTATTGTATATTGTATATAGTACAGAATAGTCTGAAAATATTTTACATACCGAATTATACAATTAACATATCTATTTTTCAACGCTTTATTATTTTATTCTTAAAAATTCTTTAAACCACCTTTTTTTAAGGCTATATACTATATCAACTTGAATCACTTAAAACAACAATTCATAAATAAATATGGAATTAAGAATCGTTTTATACCTTAAATATAATAAATAATAGAGATATTGAAGTCTTTAAAAGAAGGTGCTAATATAAAAGACAAGAATTTCTAATTATATATTGTATACTATATAATATTAATTTTTGGCTTAGGAGGAAACGCTATCAAAAATAAATATCAATCATTAAAAGATCTCGTATATGATTATATAACTGAAAGAATTCAGAACGGAACCTTACTTCCTAAGCATAAGATAAATGAATCGGTATTATGCGAAAAATTGGGAGTAAGTAGAACTCCTGTAAGGGAAGCTTTGATACAACTAGCTTCAGACAATTTGCTCGAGTATCTTCCTAGAAAAGGATTTATTGTAAAAGAACTTGATACCAAGAAAAAGCTAGATGTTTTTCGAATTGTTAGTGTATTGGATTCTTTAGCAGCCTCTTTATCTTTAGAACATATCACAGAAACCGATATTGAACGTATGGAAGATTTGGTTAAGAAAATTGAATTTTCAATTTCAACAAAAAATTATTTAGATTATCAAAAATACCAAAATCAATTCCATAAAGTATATATTGACAAATGCAATAATCCTACATTAATAGATCTTCTTGATTCTTTACAAAATAGTTTTGTTAGACAAATTTATTTAAGCAATAATGAAGAAAAGCTTTTCGCCGTATTAGAGGAAATGAATGAAGATCATAAAGAAATTACTAATTATTTCAAAAAAAGAGATAAAGAGAATTTAGAGCAACTCATTAAGAATAAACATTGGGAAATAACTCATTTAGATATGATATAGTTCATAACATAAGCTATCTTATAAGAAATACAAAACCCATAGTCTGTCTAAATCCATGGGCCATCAAGAAGATTGCCACCCATCTATCCAGAATCGGATTGGTGGGTGGGAGTCGATAATCCCGTTATCTTACCTCCACCTCCATATATATTTAGAGACGTTTACATTGCATAATAGTTCCAGCCTTTAAAACTAAATTGCCCCGATAGTTCCATAAAGAAAAAGCTGCCTTAAAGACAGCTCTGATCCTCAGCTAACGCACCGGTTAGTTCTATAAGAAAAGCGAAACTTCTTCAAGAATCGCGCCCTTTTCTTTTCGAAATGGAACAGCCATTCTTCAAGATTACTAATCCGGTAAAATAGATCATAGTAGGGTTCTCTCTCGGTGTCGCTAAAAAAGACCCGTTCCTCGTCGATTTGCAGGGACGATATCATTGATGATCTTTCAAGATATCCAAGAAACTAACTTTTGATAAAACCTGTTTTAAATAAATCATACCATTCTTTTAGTTCTTTACCTTCCAAAACATCCAATTTACTTAAAATATCTCTTGAAAATTCTAGTGCTCCACTTCCATTAGCTGTGATTAGACAGGCATCACTAACAGATTGTGCTTCTATATATTTTTCATCGCCTCGATAATTAGGTGCACCTTCTTTTAAATAAGGCAATGAATTACCTGTATGTTTATAATGATCAAGAAATCCATGATTCCCTAAAAAGGTAGTTGCATCACAAATTGCAGCAACCGGGATATCCTTTCCAAAACAAAAATCCACAAGCTTCTTTGCCTGATGATTTTTTTCTTCTCTCCATCCAGTTCCGCCAGGAATAATCAACATCACAAATTCCAATTTAAAAGAAAAGTCTTGTAAGCTATAATCCGGAAGAACAGTCAATCCACCCATTGAAATTTTGGGATCCTTGTCAATCGCAATTGTCTGAACTTGAAATCCCGTCCCTGGTTTATTTAACTCTGCAGTCACATAACTTGCTTCCCAATCTGAAAAACCATCTGTAATAAAAACTAACACTTTTTTCATTTGTATGTCCTCCCTATTTCTTGATAAATGTATCCAACACACCATAAAATAACTTCACTGCATATTCCGTCAGTTGGGTTTTTAGATGTTACAAAATAATACTGATATGACTCACTTCGAAATCATGCAACCGTTAGTTCATTAAGAAAAGCAATTACGTGAATATCTAATCTCTAACCTGAAAAATGATTATTTTGATTATTGCTCTCATAAATTCTTGAATTACTTTCCCCAAGGATGGTACCCGTCACCTATATAAGTGAATCCATATTTTTCATAGTATGCAATGTGGTCAGTACGAAGGAAAACTTTATTGAATCCTGCTTTTTCGGCATCAGCTTTAGCACGTAAAAGTAGCTCTTTACCTTAAGACCTACCATGATAGCTATTTTCAATATAGAGAGCACATATCCAAGGCCATAAATCCAGACGACTAATAAAATCAATGCTAATAAGACCTGCGCAGTCAATAATTTCACCAGAACCCTTCATTAAATACCAAATAGGGAACGGACTATCTGTTGTTATGCTGTGGTTATACAGTCCTCATATACTTTCATACTGGTTTCGTTTGGCCATTTGCACTGAAAATATTTTATTGCTTTTTCTACTGGAATCGAGCTACACCCGTTCATTAAATTAATATTGGTTCGTGTGGTATCAATATTCGTAGTTGCTCTGGGTGCCGTATGGATAAATCGAGTCCGATAACAGCACAGAGCTGCTTCCAAATACGTACCGGTTCATCAGTCAATTTAGCTAGCAGACGGTGAACGCCGTCGCTATTTGTCTTCACACGGTAATTCTCAGTTTGATGTAAGAGACTAATGCGGGAATGTCCACGGCGATCGTATGTAACCACTGTGTACCGGTTAGCAAGATTATAGTGGGCTAATTAGAATTTATCTGCGTCTCCACCTCCACCATGCATCATCAAAAATAGAGGACCAGAGCCACGCACTTCATAATAGAGTATCACCCCAGACACCGCCAATGTCCCATTCCTGATTCCAAGCATTTATAACTCCCCCTCCTTTTTTTCTATTCTTGGGTAACATTTATAATTCCTTCTTTAACTTACCGCCCGATAGTTTCAAAGTCTGCCTCTGCATCCAGGGAATTAAAGAAAAACACTTGATCTAAGTGTGGAACTCACTCTTTCTCCTCTGTTAAGGAATCAAAAAGTTAAATGGTCATACTTCATTACTCTTAATCATAAGGAACAAGGAGAACATTTATTAGGGGGTGTCTTTATGAGAACAAGTTATAGAAGATGGACAGAGTTTCCTTACCCAGGGGAAAGTCTCCCGCCTAAAGGTTCTCCAGAGGCAGGAAATTGGCCAATGTTTTTTATTTCAAGGGGAAGAGATAATGATTTCCTGGACCCCTTTCATCAACGAATCAGTTGGCGAGTTAAAAATCCACTTGATATTGATTGGGAAACAGAGTTATTCATTGTAGAAGAGACATTAAAGTCATTGACTTCCCAGCAAATACGGATCGCACAATATTGGGGAACAGGTGAATTAACGGCGAAAATTACTACTCTAATTTTCAATTTAGCTGAAAAGTATATGCTGGGGTCCCCGAATGTTGCAAGGGTTCAGAGTTATTTCCACGCGGCTATGAATGATACCTTTGTTATCACGTGGTTTTTAAAATATTATTGGGATGTTGCACGTCCAAATCAATATGGCAGAAATCTGTCTACTGTGCTGTTTACCCCTCGTTTTCCAGCTTATCCTTCTGCACACGCAACAGTGGCAGGCTGTACAGAGACAGTATTAAGTTATTTCTTCCCCCAAGAGTCTACAGAATTTAAAAAAATAATGGAAGAAAGCGCTCAATCTCGTTTGTACGCTGGGGTACATTTTAATATGGATAATAAGGAAGGTTTAAGTTTAGGCAGACAAATTGGAGAGATAATTGTAAGCTTTTTAAGGGCACAAAATCTAAATACGCTTCAATAATATTTTGGGTTCAGGTTGTGCTAACCTGAACCTTTATTTAAATAAAGAAAGAGCTGCATAAAGTCAGCCCCGACCTTCAGCTAAAGCACCTGTTAGTGGACCAAGACTATATAGTCTTCCATAGCTAACCAATCTACTATTATACCTGCCAAAGAATAGATTCCTTGCAATAAATATCTAATATTATAAAAAGATAGGCCCTTTAAAGTCTCTCTATTAAATGTTAGGTTAATCGAAAAAGGATAAGGGATCTGATACTTCACAAAAGTTACAAATATAAAATATACTTATAAATAGAAAAACTATTACGTAGAGATATTAATAGTGAAAAGTTAAGTGAATGCCAAATTAAGGGGAGGAATTTTCTTATAAGTCCTATGTAGTTACCTTATAGGAAATCTCCAATCCCTTTCCTTTGATTGAGCAGTTTTGGATGTATTAATAAAATTATTTGATCCTACTTGATACATTAAGATAGCTCCACCTGCTGGAGTACTTTTCACACCTAGGATAAAACTAATAATAAGCCCTGGCAATCTATCTGTTAATCGTTATTTATAAAAAGAGAAGTAGAAAAGACTTAGATTTTTTCTTGCCATTCTTTAGCTTAACGATTCCTCTATTCTTGCATATCTTCGTATGGTCAATACCTTTATTTATCATTGCTTATACATGTATTGAACTTTTCGCGCCTTATCATTCTATGGATGAAACTAATCAAATTAATATAATTATGTATACGATAATCGGAATTGCCATTAACATAATGAATAAACTTTAAAAAGATATTTAACTGAGCACCTGCACCTTATTGGTGCTTTTTTATTTCCTCCTCACAGATCCACCGACTGGTTTAATTCTTCTTTTTTTCTTTGGCTTGGAATCAGGTTTATTCGGATTGCTGAAATAGTTTAGGTAAATGGGTGATAAAAGCGCAAACCACAAAACCAATAAAGCGACTACTACACTGGCAGTTTATGTTGAAGACACGCGTTTAAGAAATTTAACATGAAGGTGAAGAGAGGTGTAAATATGATAAAGTACCATTTGCATACTTCAATGGAATTGGGGATTGTGAAAAATTTATTGGACAAGTTATATTTTGATGTGAGACTTATCATCAATTAAATAACCATAAAAACTAACATTTTAGGATAATATATGATATTTTAACCTTGATATGTTTGCATATAAAAAGGAGGTGAATCTATGAAAAAAATAATTAGTATAGTAACACTAATAGTTTTATACTGGATTGTTTTATTAACGTATAGCGATAACTTAGAATATGATTCAATATTTTATTTAGCAAGTTCCTTATTCATTTTATCTTTAATTTTTATATGTTTCTTAAAAATTAAAGATAAGATAAATATATTTATTTTAATTGCGCTTTTAAATATCTCGGCAATTTATTTAACTGTTAATTTTCTTATAGGCATAATACTTTTTTTTGCTTTAATCGTGATTTTATGTCTTTCTATTTATTTATATATAAGTAAATAGTAACATGATAATAAAAAAAGTAGTAATATTCTGAGTATTTATTCCTATTTTCCTTTTTTTATGGTAGGTTTATATATGTACATGTACATATATTTAAAAGGAAGGAATGAAGGCGATGAATTTTAAAAAAAGAACTACATTTTTCATGAGTTTTATATTATTACTTGGTACAGTATTAGTCGCCCTACCAAGTAAAACTTCAGCCAATTCTGAAATACCCATATTAGATGAATCTTTAACAATAATTAATGAAACCGATGAGAAGTTCGATTATATTTTATCAATCGATGGCAATCAAATCCGGTATATTGAAATAACGGAGGTTATGGATGATGGATCTAAAATTATCCATACAAAATCTTATAACGAAGAGACAAATGAATTATTACAAGATTTTGAAACAATTATTAAAGATGAAAAAATAACTGATCAGGAAATCTATAAAAATGAAGAAATGCCTGAGCCTAATATAGAGAATACAGGCCCAGTTTTTGTACCATTTGCTTCTACAACAAGTAACAAATCATTAGTTTCTGTTTTAAACATGAGCTATAAAAAGAACTATTCTACAAACAAAGGTACTGCAACCTATGCGAAATCCGGCACTAAAACAGCTAAACTTAGTTCTAAAACATTTGATACTCATGCTAGAGCGATAGATTCTATAAGAGGTGTAGAAAATGGAACTTTAGCTGGTTGGTTAATCGCTGCTTTTACAGGTGGTGGTTTAACAGCAGGCAAAATAATTTCTTTACAAACCCTTAAGACAGTCATTAAAAACGTTGCAGGTCCTGTTGCTGTTGTAGCTAATGCTTGGGCTTTGGGACAATGGATGTATTACTATAATACAATTTCCTCCAACTTCTCTAAAATTAAGTAAATTTCTACCGTAAAAAAGCATTAGTTTAATAAAAATATATAGGTTTTTACCTATATATTTTTATCCTAATGCTTTTTATCAGAATTTATTTAAAGAAAAGAATCGTCCAGAAAGACTAATTAAAGGGTAAAATTTGCTTTATCCAGCAAACAATTCAGTGAAAGTAGATTTCCCCCCTTCCTATCAACTGAAATATCACCTCTTTCTGGTTAGCTAATGCAGTTTCAGTACCTTTTCCAAAGATAGAATCGAGTGATCCAGGGCTATGTCCTTCAGTATAAAGTGGAGCCTGTAGAATCCATGAAAGTTTGCCTTTTGCACCTTTTTTGACAGTGACAATTGCTGCTCTAGTCTTAGGTCCCCATTTTCCATCCATACTAATTTTTTATTGTATTGTTTATTAAGTTCTATTTGAAAGGCTTTGATAAGAGCTGACTTAGTTTTGGGTCCCGGAATGCCATCCACATTATGCCCAGTTGAATATGAAATAGCATGAAATGTGGTCAGCCAGCCAGTTCCCTTTCATTTTATAAAAATAAAAAAAGCCTTGGTAACTGAGAAACTCAGTTATACCAAGGCTTTAAAGCTTTTAATACATTGACATATATTGTTCGCGTTCCCATGGGTGAACTTGTGTTCTAAACAAGTTTTTACTTTTCATGACCTTAAATACCATTATAAAAAACCTTTATTATTGAGGATTTTTTATATTCACTTTTCATTTGATATCGCAACTTTTCGCGAGTTTGTGGGTAGATTGTGGGTAAAAATGTGGGTACATCTATTTCATTTTATTTCATCAAAAGTCTTAACCTCTCCTCTCAAACTTTGTTCCTTTATCCATGGTGTACAATTACACATTTCTTTTATCTAACAACCCTTTTTAAGCCTCCTGAATTTACTTTTATAGGTGCAGGGATAGTTGCTTGCTTTAGGGATTGAATAAATTGTGTGAATGATTCTGCCTGGAATATTTTAAATGGATAGTCACCATCGATTGCATATCTTTGGTCTGAAAGGATTAGAACATGTGGATTGTCAGATAACACACCACTATTATATAAATCCACATATCGATCTAACTTATCGTTCATTTGCTTTTCGCTGTAAAGGGTTCTCTGTACTTCAATGAAAAAAGGTGTTTTTCTAAAGCAACAATAAATATCAGGTTCAGCTCCTTCTCCTTTTTTTCCGTACTTAGGTTCCACAAGGAATGAATGAAGATCACCAAGCTTTTTCATTTCTTTATATACATTAACAATCGCTAAGAAATGTCCTATTTTCGCACTGTTTTGCTTCATGTGAACGTCAGGCCCAAAATAACAATAAGGTACGAATGCAGTGCTTCTCTGAATCTTACCTTCCCTTAATAATCGTAATAGAACGTTGTTAGCAGCATATCTGGGATTTTTCAAATTACTGAAATGTAATTCTGCAATCGAATTACGATCCATCACACGGAATTTATTAAGGTCCTTAATGATTGCCTTATCGCGATTAGTCAACATCATTAAACACATCCTTTTCGGTAATTCGTTTACTTAATTCCATTGGATTTACAGATTCATTTTTATCCTTTGCTATCTTTTTAAAACTATGGTTTCTCCAGTATTCAGATTTATAGTTTGCTAATATTTTTTCTGTCTTATCCTCATCCAGATATGGTGCTTTAAGCTCAGTTAATTCATCTAAATTCAGCAGGAACTTTCCTGGCTCATCCTTACTGATTTTTTCACTACCTGGAGTTTCACCAATCATGGCATTGCGAAGGTCAACAGTACGAAAACCCATCCTAACCGATAAAACGCCTCTGACATCTGTACTTAGGATTTTATGTGAGGGCCTTTGCATTGAAAGTATTAAATAAATGCCGTATGCACGACCAAGTGAAGCGATTTGAAGTAAGTCTGCCACAATATCCTCATCTTTTATCATGACAAATTCATCTATACAGAGAACAATGTAAGGTGGCTTTTTATCTGAAGATAATTTATTTATATGCCGGATTCCATTATCTTTTAATAATTTTCCTCGCCTTGTAAGTTCAGTTTTCAAATGTGATAAGGCTGGGCCCAACTCCCTGGGCAGATAACTAACGCTTTTCACATGTTTGACACTTTCGTATAAATTGAACTCCGACATTTTAAAATCTGCCAGATATAGCTGGAGTTCATCCGGATTATACAATTGAAGCAAGGTACAAAGAATGGAATGGAGAATGGAACTTTTGCCACTACCCGGCTGACCAAAAATCAATAAGTTAGGGTTATTCGTAGCGTCATAAAGACGCAGTTTATTATGAATGTCTTTCCCCGCCACAATAGGAAAGATTATTTTTTCCTGCCCGATAACCTGCAGTATCTCTTTGAAATCGTAGGTGACTGATTTAGGTAGGCTCTTAACATAAATGGTTAGTACAAACTTCTTTAAATCTCCTTCGATTTCAATACTTTTGCCAAAGTGCTGTTTAAAAACAAATTCTTTTTTCTTCATTTCCTTAGGATCCATTCCGTTAAGCAATGTAAAAGTATACCGCAGAGATTTATTTTCTTTATCAAAATAGATGTCATGAATTTTAGGGAAGATGGTACGTGCACTTCCACTTTTGCTCTTGTAAGATTTATATAGTTCGGCACTTCTAAATGCCTTAATTAATTCACTTTTTGCTTTTGATTTATTAAGAAAATCTCGAATCATATATGCTCCCCCTTATAAGGAAAATAAAAACCAACCAATGAAGCTAAAACCACCTATAGAAAAGGCTAATCTTGTTATTGTTTCAATCGCATCAGCTAAAGCCTCACGCCCTGAATTGGCCGCGGCCGTTTCTAAACAATGAGATAACATACCAAATATCCCAACACCAATAACTACTGCATACAGGCCAGCAATCTCAGGTGACATATTAAAAAAGCTACTCACAGTAATTGATGGCATAAATCCGTATATACTGTTATTAATGAGACTCTTCGACTGCTTAACGCGCTTCCCCGCCAGGAACGTTTTAAAGTCGATGGTCTCTATTTTTTGTTTTCTGAACATTTTGCTCACCTCCCAAAAGTTTTTTTATTTTTTTCATGATTTCATGTATTAATCATTACTCAAATGGGCACCGGTCGTTTTCCCTTCACTTCGTTCCGCCACTCTCCTTTAACAGATTTTGTTTTTGTTGTTGTACTTGCTTTATACCTTGTTCAAGTGCACTTACTCAAATCAGTTGAAACTGTTACGGAAGTGAAAATTAAAACATCCGAATTCATTACGCAACTGTTTTGCTGCTGTTTATCAACTGTGTAGGATTCATGTTAATAGCCTATGACGATGCGAAGTTTTATTGCCTGTCTTAAGAAGTTTTTTTATCAATTAACGGAAATAAAGTTTTCATAAAGGATTTGCAGAAAGAATATAGAATAATAGTCATGGGTGATTAGATGAAATGTAACATTGAAAAGTTAATCAAAGATCGTGGTTTAAAGAAGGGATTCATTGCAGAAAAGTTAGAGATCTCCCCTAAACAATTAAGGAATTATGAAACCGGGGAAAGTTACATCCCAATACCTAAAGCCTATAAATTGGCTAAATTATTAGGTGTGAAGGTCGATGATTTATATGAGGAGGAAGATAATTGAAACTTTTATAACTACTCATCGTAAGGAACTAATAAAACAAAAAGGGGAATCATATCATGAAGAAAATTTTATCACTATCTTTAATGGCACTTGTTTTAGTCTTAGGTGCATGTGGTGATGACGAAGCCACAAACGTAGATGTAAAAAAAGAGGAAACACCAAAGAAAGAAGTCAAAACAGAAGAGAAAATTAATGTGGATATTGAAGTAAATGAAGAAATAACTGGTGGAAAAGCGACTTTCACAGGAACGACGAACTTACCTGATGATTCAGAATTGATGATAACATTGAGTAACGAAAATGGATATAAAGGTCAAACTAAGGTAGTTGTCGAAAATGGAGTTTTTGAAAGTGAAACATTCAGCAATAAAGGGGTAGCCTTAGATTCCGGAACCTACCAAGTGAAGGTAACAATGAGCATATCTAATACACAACCGGAGAGTGTACAAAAAGTCATCGGAGACGATTCTAAAAATTTAGAGGGTGAATTGGTTGAAGATGGTGAAATAGGACGTACTGTTTCTTATTCTAAAGACTTTGAGATTTAAAACCTATGAACATTAATATAAAGGTTTACTTACATTCAAAAGAAACAAAGTTTTTACAAAGTGGTAGTTTCCCTGTGTTAGTTTCAGATTTTAAAAGGGATCCTAATTGGGCTGCAGCGATTGCAGCCTACGAGTGGATTCAACAAATTAAAATTCACTTTGCCGCAAGTGAGGATTTTCGTATAGATCAAGTGGTTTATAACGATGATAATGATATTACGGAGTTAGTTAAGAAGGTTAGGTCAGTAGATTAAAACAATCTACTAAAACATGAAATAGGAGAGATAACATGGGGGATAATCCGAATGATGAACTTAGACGACAAATACAAAATATAATGGGACCTTTTCAACAAATGCAAAGTAAAATGCAAAGTATGAATAGTCAAATGGCTGCACCTTTACGTCAAATGCAAAGTAAAATGCAAAGCATGAATAGTCAAATGGCTGCACCTTTACGTCAAATGCAAATTTCCTTGGATCATCTAAGAAGATCAGGTGCATTTTTCTCTAGAGAAGAACTTTCAAAAATGTTAAATGAAAATAGTGCTTTAATTTCTCATATGACTTTATATAAAAATATTTTAGATACGATTGATGAAGAATCTTTTGAGAGAATTCAAGATGTATTTGAAGAGGAACTTCACGATGTATTTGAAGAGGAACTTCATAATGAAGAAAATAATTCTTTGGAAGAAGAAATCAAAATTGTTTATCCTTCTTTTTATAATGCAGGGGTTACTATTAATACGTATGTACTAGTGACAGATAATCAAATAAATACTAATAAGGATATAAGTGCAGAAGAAAGAAGCGTTTGGGAGAAGCGAATTAAACCTGCTTTAATCTTGATAGGTAATTTGTTTATGATTTGGGCTACAAGTAATACCCCTATAAAGGAATGGAATATTTTTGAACCTTTTCAAAAGGTTGCAAACATAATTGAAAATTATGAGTATCCTTTAGAAACAACCGATATTGAAATAGACTACCCGACTGATATTAAAGATAATGAAAAAAATGAGTAAAATTAGCCCTCATTTACATTTTATTTTGATTAGTTCTCTAAGGCCTGTCTTATAAAAAGATGGGCTTTTTCTAATCTTCTACGATCAAACCAATAACATCATCAAACTGAATATACTCAAAGAAACTATCTTTCTTCCAAACGTATGATATTATACAGGCAAATAGACAGACAAATTAGAATTTGTATTATGCTACTGTGTTCACAAATGAAGCCTTTTGATATAATACAGATAGAATGAAAAACTCGAATTACATTAATAATTTTTTTCAGGAGGGAATTTTGATGATACATACGAAAACGCCTGCAGGATTTTACGATGAGAATGATTATTGGATTGTTTCATACTTTGACATGCGATCAGACAATCCTGATGATCACAAAGAGGTAATTCGTGAGTATGGTGATTGTGATAATGCTTACGAAGATTATTGCTCTTTTAAAAAAAAATGGTGGACAAAAGACTGCACATATGAGCACCATAGAAGATAAACCTAACTATAAAGAAAATTTCCGATAAAATTGGAGTATAAATTTCAGTTTATCGGTGAGCTTGTTTTGAAAGTACATAAGACATTTCGGTGTCTTTTTTTATTTAATCGCCTATTTTCCCAGTCAGACCTAATTGTTATTTCTTCCACTAACCTGCCCCTTTAGTTCATTAAGAAATTCAACAACACCTTTAACAAAGCTTCAACAAAAAAAATAGCCCCTACTCAATACGAGTAAGGGCTATTGATTATGCTGCAAACAATTTGGTGAAAGTAGCTTTACCTGCCTTCTTATCTGCAGTAATCTTTCTAGCCTTCTGGAACTTATATAACGCTGACTCTGTGGCTTTACCAAAGTCAGAATCAAGTGATCCAGGATTTAACCCTTCAGTGTAAAGTGCAGCCTGTAGAATCCAAGTAAGATTACCTTTTGCGCCTTTTTCAACAGTAACGATGGCAGCCTTTGTTTTAGCTCCCCATTTACCGTCCACAACTAGTTTTTTATTAAACTGCTTATTAAGTTCCGTTTGTAGAGCTTTGATCAGTGCTGTTTGAGTTTTCTGTCCATTAATTCCGTCCACAACAAGATCAGTATCATAACGGCTGTTTAATGTTTTTTGAATGGACCTAATTGTTTCGTCACCTTTGTTCTTGGATGGCTCCTTAGTGACCTCTGCAGCAACCTCAGTCTTTGGAGGAACAGTAACAATGGTTTCAGTTTCATTCTCGAATTTCAATGAAAGACTTGGCTTTTTACCTGATTGCATCTGTGAGTAGGATAGCCCACCCGTCATTTCCAAGTGTGGATAGTCTTTAAATCCGGACCAATCTCCACCCCATTTAAATCCTAACTCCTTGCCAATAGCTGCAACCCTTCTCCATTTCGTATTGATAGTCCACAAGGCGGTTTTTCCGTCATCGCTAACAATGAAGAAGTCAACGGCAACCCCAAAGTTATGAAAGGTTGCCCTGGCTTAGCATTTGTCACTTTTGCTTTTGCTAGATTGCTATAATTTTTCCCGCGGTAGCTATAATATAGACGCCCTTGTCCGTACAATGCAGCCTGTTCTTCCATAGACCGATAACCTGCACTTATTTGAGCGTAAATACCTTCTTTATATGCACGTTTAATCATTTCTAAAGCTGATGCCTTCACAACTGTATTCATGCCAGAACCCATATTTTTAACTGAACGATCCAATAAAGTTTGCAATGCTACTATCATTTTTCATCGTCTCCTTTTAATTTAAAATAAAAAGCCACCCGATGGGCAGCTTATTTTGAAGTTCCTTCTCTTTTGGCAACTAACTCATAAAGGCCTGTCCCACCAAGGCCAGCGAATGCACCGGCCCATAACCTTAAAACTAAATCCATTTCTGTGAACGGAAAGGCTACTGAACCTACTGCAAGACCAATTACTAAGCTCAGGATAGGTAGAACATTATTTGGCAAGGTTACAGTTTGTTTTACTACCTGGACCACTGCCGCGACGATTGGAGCTAAAATAGTTGTAAAAATTAATACCTGTTGCATTACTTCGTTATCCATATGATCAACCTCCGAATGTTTTTGTGATTTCTCCCCAAAATGCAATTATGGCAGTGAGAATGCCAACAAATCCCCCACCACCAAGTAATCCTAAAACAATTTCCTTACGTGAACTAATCTTTAATTTAGAAACTTCTCCTTTAGTCTCTTCCTGCTTAACAGTAATCCCAAGGCTGTGCTCAATTAATTTATTAAGCAAGTCTTTCTGATCACCAGAAGATTTAAGGACCACGTTTTGAATTTCCAATTGACCCTTTTCCATGCTATTAATCTTATCGATAACCTCACCATAATTGGTCTCCAATTTCGATATTCGTTGCTCATGATTCTCTAAACGTTGTGGCATGTCCATCTCCTCCAATGTCCATGACCCCCTTAAACATAAAATTCTCTCTATCTCTGTATGTCTAGGTTGTATATAAATAATAAAAAAGCCGTCCTTTTGGGACGACTTGAATTGTAGCTATTTAGTTTTCAAAAATTGAATCTAAAATAAAGTACTAATGATTAATTTAATCCACCCAATAAGAGAAATCCATAACGATATGCTCAAAGTAGTACCATACAAAAGACCTTTTAAAAAATCCCCTTCGTGTTTCCCCACCATATTGAACACACCTCTCTTTAGCTCATTATAAATAAAAGTGAAAGTATTTTCTAATTACATGTTTTATTTGTTACGTAGAAACTGTTAATCACTTTCACTTATATTATCGTCAGGACGAGCAAAGATTAAATAAAAAGAGTTTAGCTTTATTTACTATCAGCTTTTTTTGTAATGCTGAAAAACCTTCAGCTACTTCCTCAAACTGAACTGAAAGAACTGCTATTTCGTGTTCTTTCTTCGCAAGCTTTTCAGCCAGTTTTGGCTTCCAATAGCGCAACTCGTTCTTCTAATTCAGCGAGCCGGCTTGTTAATGATTCAGTAAAAGTTGCAAAATCAGTTAATTGTTGCTGTTGTGTTTCAACCTTTTCTGATAATCTTTGTATCTCAGAGGCTTGCGTTGCCGCTGTTTCTGTTAAGCTTTGTATCTTGGCATCAAGTGTTTTTAGAATTTCATTTACTTGCTGAAGACCTCGCCATGCAAAAGAGGTCATTACGTATTGATCAATCCCATCACCATTTATAACTTGTTGAGGAGTCCTCCATTCACCGCCGATGACCAATCCATATTTTCGTATTTCCCTACCCTGTTCGATATCCCCATTTAGGAAATAAGAAGCAAGGTCGGACTCACAAATAACAGAAAGTGCATCCTCTTCCCACAGTACAATGTCTGATTTAGATTCAATTCGTGACCCATTGGAAAATGAGGCTGCAGTAACATCACGGTAAACTGGACCAGCACTTGCCAATCCTCGACTTGTTACCCGAAGCCCTAAATCCGTACCGATATAAGCATACAAATCAGGATCAGCTGTTAAGAATGTCCCGAAATATCCATTCGCCCTAACATTTCGATAAATGTCAGTTAATCCTTTATTAACTACTCGTAATTCATCATTTGTACCAATATAAGCATTTTGTGTCTGTGTAATAAATGCTGTACCAAAAATATTACCTGCATACAAAGGGCGATATATTGGATTTAAACTACCTTCCGCAGTCCCTTTCGCAACCACGTGCAAAGCGCTATTTGTACCAATCCAGGCGCTTTCTGTTGTTGTGATAAATGCTGAACCATAAATAGCAGCTGCGCGTAAATCACGATAAATTACCGAACCATCTTCCTGCCTGAATCCACTGGATGTTATTCTTAGTTCGCCTTCCGTGCCTATATATCCGTTTGCCCCTGGGCCAAATCTAAGTCCTTGCGCTCTAATTGGCCTATAAGTATAATTCTCCGCTACCCCATCTGAAGGTATGCTAGCGACATCAACTACACGAACCTCATTATTAGAATCCGGAGCTAAATAAACATTTGAGTTACTCGTACCCAAAGCCGCACTAGTCACCAATCCTCTATCTGCTTTGAATGTAGTTTCTCCTGCACTGTTAATACCATAAAGACCATCAGGATTAACGGTTACTCTTCTGCTATTACGTGACAGTATCATATTCCCGCCTTCAACATAAAACTCTGTCCCTTTATCAGCAGAACGAAAGATACTCCCTATGATTTCAACACCTTCAATAAGGATTGCACGTAATGTACCTGTGGTGATCGCATCAGCAACAATCCCTTCAAATGTCATTGCAGTTTTATACGTTTTACCGCCATCACGACTAAAACCAATTCCATCCGTATTAAAACGCATATAGCCATTCGGATTGCTTTGGTTGATTCCGATGATTTCCCCAGCAAGATATTTAAATAGACTGTCCTGATTACCATTTATAATCTCCGCAGCTCGTTTGACTGCTTCTGGGAGCCAAATGTATTGCAATGGTTTTCGGCCTGTAATAATGTCTCGGAAATCACTTATACTGTCATATTGTTGTGTTTTATACCTAGATGCAATCCCTTCATTCCCAAGCACATACTGAGCATTAATTTTATTGCCTTCCCAATCGAAAGACTCATCCACTTCCATCACTCGGACTTGCTGGTTCAAATTGAGCCGGTACACATACAGCCAAACGCGATCCCCTTCTTCAAATACCATTTCCGGATAGCCATTATTCGTAAGGTCCACAGCATCAACCTCAGTTGAAACAGAATAGCTATTTTCCACCTGTTCTTTTACTGCAGCTGTTAAGCTGTCAGCTAACTTGTAGTTTCCGTCTTTTATGGCTGGACCTTCAATTTCACCAAACTTAGCAATCAATGGTGAGCGATATTCAACTTCCAACTGATACTCTGGATCATCCTCGCCATTACTTTCAGGTAAATCGCCAAAACCTTTTGCCCAGGTGTGGAAACCACTAGCATCCACATCCATCCGAACACTGTTCACATTAAGGTCTTCATGTAGGATAACATCTTTGTCATATCCCACAAGTTTATAAATATTAACGACCTTTCCTTGGACCTTAAATTCTGCATTAAAGCGATCAATACCATATAAAAATCTTGCTGTTTTACTCTCGTTATCTTCGAAAGTCATTGTGTTGGCGGCAAAAGCATCGACTAATACGAAACTGTATGGAGTGCCGGCAAAAACTTCATTGAAAAAAGTCCCCGGTGTATATGATTTATTCTCAACTTTGTCCTGCATGTAGTAACCGTTTAAATCCACAAAGAAGCTCAGGATAGCAGTAACACCAACGGCAAAAAAATCCCCATCTGTGGAGTATCCCGGATTTGTGATTGTGTACCATTCACCATCAAATAAAATCTTCCAACCAAATTCTAATTGCCCCATGAAATCTTTATTGATTTCTGTGTATAAAAAAGACAACGATATTTCACGTTGTCCATTCACTCTTCTTTTTCGATTCACTTCAGCAATTGCAGGATATTCATGACCTATTAAATCTTTTAGAAATACAGCAGTTTGTCCGATATTGTACAAAATATCCCCCCCATAAACATAAAAAAAAACACCGCAAAAGGTTGTTTTTTTTATCTACCGCACAGTTTGTTCCTACACAGTTCAATTCGTGATTGAACATTTTCACCTCAAAAAATTCAGATATCAAAATTTATACATTTACTGGTATAATTGTTGATATCTGAAAGGAGATGCAATATGCAATACACTCAATCTTACGATGAATTAATTGAACATTTAAAAGATCAAATTTATTTCCTTAAAAACTCATGCACTTCATATGATAATGGATTCAAAAAAGAAGCAAAAAGATTAGCTGTAACTATCCGAACACTCGTTCATGATACTACAAGATCAATAAGTTTACTAACTCACTTATCCAGAAAAAATATTGATTTTTATAATACATCACTACCTTTTGACGAAGAAAATCTATCACCTTTTACAGGATTAACTGGTATACGCTCGTCGTCTGAAGGTATAGAACATTGGCCTTTTTTAGATGATGGACATCCAAGTCGATATGCTAATCCTTGGATAAAATTTGATGATTGGTGGAACAGTGTAGTAATTAATGACCATAAGAATCAGTTTACAAGAAAAAAATTAGTTTTAGCTGTAGCTAACCAAGATGGTGGTGCACATGTTGATTCTAAACTTGACCATGGGTATTCAAATTTAACTAAAAACAACTCCGTTTCTTGGACGTATGAAGAACCAATAAATCAAATAGAACTAGCTTCTCTAAGACAAATTGCACATGAAGTTTTAAAAACACTTGAAAAAGAATTTCCGTCATTAACTAACTAAAAGGAGCCTCAATATAGGGCTATGTCTTTTTGTTAATCAAGTATAAAAAATATATCTCATTGCTACACAATATGTTCCGAATGAGGAATACCCCTACGATTTTCCTAGATAGGTCACCTTCTTTAATAAGATTGTTATTGACGCACCATTTATTAACATTTAACCTATATATATCAAACATATATTCTGAAGGGACGTAGTACTTTGAAAAGACAATTAGATTCAATTGAAACATTAAGGGGAATAGCAGCAATATTAGTATTATTACATCACACTACTAGGATTTTTGTTAAGGATTATAATACAGAATTCTTGCATGGTTTTTTTAATCCAGGGTATTTAGGTGTTGATGTTTTCTTTGTTCTAAGTGGGTTTATCATCTTTTACATACACAAATCCGATATTGGTAAACCAGATAAACTAAAACCTTTCGTTTTAAAACGAGTTATTAGAGTCTACCCAGTTTATTGGATAATTGCACTTACCTTAATACCTATTTATCTGGCAGTTCCGTCATTTGGAGAACCACACTACAGCGACCCTGTTTATTTAATTAAGTCTCTACTATTAATACCTCAAGAACTCCAACCTATATTAGGGGTTGCTTGGTCTTTAACACACGAAATGTTTTTTTACTTAGTTTTTGCACTTTTAATTTTCATAAAACCTAAGTACACTTTCCCAGTAGTCGTTTCTTGGATGTTAATAACTTTTGTCATGCTTTTTATAAACCCTTTTGAAGAATTCTTATTTATAAACTTTATTTTTAGTGAGTATAATATTGAATTTTTATTAGGTTGTAGTGTTGCTTATATTTTTTCAAAAAGAAAAATTTCAGGATCACTTCCATTAACAATAGGTATAATAAGCTTTTTTACTTTTTGGGTTTTAAATGAATATTTCTCCTTCGAAATTAGTCGAATTATCATGGGTGGACTTCCTGCTGCATTAATGATTTTAGGCTGTGCTAATTTAGATTTTACAAGAAAGCCAAATATTAGCCCTATATTTAAATATCTTGGTAGTGCCTCATATTCCATTTATTTGACCCATCCTATCTTTTTGGCTGCTTCTGTAAAGATTGTAGGTCCATTAAATTTATTTAACCTTTTAGGGATTTTTACGATACCTGTTATAGCGTTACTTGCTATTGTTGCCGGATGTATCTTCCACTCTATCATTGAAAAGCCAATTTTGAATTACTGCAGAAAAAGGTTTCTTCCTTCAAGAAAAACCACACATCACGAGACAAAAGCAGTAATATAACTTAGATTAAATACAAATAACAAACCCTTACAAGGATTTGTTATTTGTTTTTTTATTGAAGATAATTCGTTCTCCTCATTTTCATTTTAAGCCACAACTTGTTCCAAAATATTTGTGATTTTATTTTTAAGTACTTGCCTATTGGAATTAGAAACATTATCTTTCAGTATCGCATTTGTAATATTAGTACCTGTATCTAACACTTGAAACATGTATGAGATCGTACCTGTTCCTTCAGATTGTAGTAAATTATCCCTTAGTTTAAGGAATTTATAATTACTATTTAATATGCTCACACTTATCGCTTCCGATATATTATTAACCTGCGCAACATTAATCATACGATTATCTGAAATGTCCAAAAGATTAATAACAGCTAAGTCAGTTCCGTAATTTTTAACTCGAATCGGGTAACCATCAAGATCACTAATATCATTGTCTTTTAAAGTGATTCGTTTCGTCAGTAACCCAGGGGACACAAGAATACCGTTTAAAAACTTAGAAATTTCATTATTAGAAATATCTACATTCACCGAATTAAAAACTTGAATTCCCACTATATTTGATTTTACAGAAACAGGTGTAAGTGAATTACCTTTAACCTTCAAACTTGACAACGAATTTATTACATTAATTCCGTGCTCTGTTGAATTATCTGTAATAGAAATTTTCTTAACTTTATCTATATAAATACTCTCAGAATTTGTATTTTTAATTACATTATTACTTACTGTTGAATCCTCACTATAAACTACTCCGTCAATAGAATTAACCCTTACACCATTTTCGACTTGCAACCCCGTCTTATTTCCACCTTCAAGTATATTCCCTTGTACAATGGATTTCTTAATGCTTTGAATAGCGATCAAAGAGGTTCCATCGGGCCTCCATTCATTAATTCTTAGAACAGTGTTATTAATTACTTTCGCAAATGATGGAAATATTGATGAATGACTCATTACTTTTATTCCATCTTTCCCAGAATCTACGGCTGTATTTCCACTGAATATAACATGATCTGTTCCTTCAGTCTTCATTGCTGTATCAGACATATTTGATACATCGTTACGATAAATATATGCCTTTTGCCCCTTAGTAACTAAAACTCCAATACCTCCCTTGATTGGATTTGCTCCGGCATTGCCAATCCCTACTATTCTATTTCTTCCGATGTGAGAAAACACGCAATCCTTTACTTCGATACCGTGAAACTGTCCGTTTTCAATAACGTTACCACTGATATGGACATTATTACTATTTAATACCTGTATCGCAATGCTTGGATAATTTGAAATTTCGCATTCTTTTATGGTAACTTTTTTGGTAATATTTTTAACTTCTATTCCATGAATATAGTTAGTCCAATCTGCAAAACCGCGATAAGACCAATTACCGTCCATAATAAGTCCATTTAGCACAAATCTTTCTAGACCATCTACTTTAAAAAGTGATTTTCCTGTTGGAAAAGAATTACCCGCTTTAAAGTTAGCGCCCTTTGAAATAGTTAAGACCAACTTTTTCCCCGTATTCTTCAGTATTTGGTCGTTAATCATATAATCACCGTCGGGAACGTCAACAAATGTGGCATTTTGAAATGCATTTTGAAATGCGTTTGTCCAGTCGCCATTAATAACTAAATTATCATATTCCTTAACGCTAACCTTATCACCGTGCTTTTTCACAGTATCCGCCAACTGTGTGGTAACTGTTTCTAATTCAGATCGGGCTTGAGCATCCACACCAGTTCCGTTTTCCCTAAGATCAATAAGGATTCCCTCAGCATCAGAAATAGCTTGAGTGATGGACTGCCAGTCGTTTTTACTCTCCTCAGTTGTATTATCTAGGATTCCCTTTGCAACCGAATATGAAAACCTGCCCGTTACCGCGACTTTATCAGCATCAAAATAGATCATAACTTCTGCAATATATACACCAGATATGATAAAAGCTTGAGTATTAAGGACAACTTCACATGATCCTTTTGTTGGATCTGTAATTGTACAATCTTGAAAGACTGTTTTTTTATCCGGTTTTACAATTGCGATGCGAACGGTAGCACCTGTTAAGTCAATGGGTTTATTCAATTGGTTAATTGTAAGCGATAGCTTCAATGTATTTAAGTCATTAGAGTTTACAACAATGTTGTTTAATTTTGATTTTTGGGCAGTATCAACTATTACCGGAAAATTCTTAAACAATCCTTTTCCTCCTTTCAATTAATCAAATTTAAAACGGAAACCAAAGGTAATCGTATAGTTTGTTAACCCCTCCATGGTGAACATGTTATCTCCTGGTAACAAGTTCAGAAAATAACGGTTAGTCCGTTCCATAATTGGGGTACTGTTCATAGTCATGTAATGTCCGTTTAGGGTAATTTTATTTCCGGAAACCAAGGACCAATTTGAAGCTTTTGATGGGTTATACTCAAAATATCTGCCCGTAGCATCATACAATTTGAAGCTGGTTACAGCTTGCTTTATATCAATTGTAATAATGCAATTATCTTTTTCCTGGATGGTCTTAATCGGCACTGTGCCAGCATTAAAGATATCGAAGGAAGTTTTATTACTGTGTTGATAGGTCAATTTATCAAAATCAATATCCAACTCAAACGCAAGGTCTTCTGGAAATTCTGTTGTTTTATATCGGCTAATCCAATAAGGCTGCCCGATAATTTTTAGTGGTATGGTAACTGTGGCGAATGTCCTTAGATTCTCTGGTCTTTCAAACTGATAAGATTCAACCACACATACTTTCAACATTTTATAACTCTGTTGTTCTTCTGCTACATAAAAAGGGCCTAAGCGTTTAAAGAACGCATAGACCTGATCTCTTTTTACTCGATAATCTAATGTATTTTCTACCTTGAGTCTAGCTCGTAAGTTTACTTCTCGATCACTGTCTCGAAATCCAGTGATGATGCTTCCAGGCAAGCCCGGAATGGAGTGTTCTGTCACCTCTTGTGCTGTGGAAGATATCTCGAAATCAAGACCTCGTAACCCATATCCCCAAGCATCGGTCGGAAGGGGTACTGGATTAAAATTCTCATCATATATCTGAAACATTAATACGCCCCCCTTCCGCTATAAATTGCATGTTTAATTGATTGTTTTGCATCATGACGGTCATATGCCCGACCAATATCGCCCTCTGAGATTACAGGCTTTCGTTCGATATTCTGACTGCTTTGCAAAAGGGCCATTAGAATTCTATTTTGCTCCAGCACCGCCTGTAGTAACCCGTCATTATTGTTGTTGTTATTACCCACATTAGGCAACTGGTGAGGACGCTTATTACCTTGTATGTCTTTACCAGCCAAAGCAAGAAGTTTCATCGCATCTGTTCTCCGGCTTGGGTCAGTCGGAATAACCCATTCTGGCCAACCTCCTTCAGCCAAATTATAGAGACCATCATTCTTGACGAGTCCACCTGTTTCGAATTTCCTTCCACCTCTTGGACTCCACCCTCGTTTACCGTAAGGCAAGTCCCTGCGCCATGTTTTATTGTTGAAAAAAGCTAACAGTTGGTCGTAACCAGAATAAATATTATTGTGTCTCTTCATCTTATAAGCGTTGAATGTTTGCGGAATGTATTGGAGTAACCCTCGCGCTGGATTTCCTGCAGCAGTATTGACATCCCATACAGCAGATGATTGTACAATCTTTTCATTACCGCCTGATTCCCTTTGAATCTGTTTCAAGATACCGTTGACTTCCGCATTTGATATGGATTCTTTCATTACGGCAGCAGCACGTTTGATTACAGGTCTCCATCTAGCAATACCTTTACCTGCTGGTGATACATCACCACCGCCACCTTCTCCTGCTTCATTGAATAGCATTGACTTACCAGCTTCGATAGCTTTCTTTACTGAGCCTTTCGCTAGTTCCATTGGTATTCCAGAAAGACTACCCATTCCATATGATGAAATTTTATTTGCTAGTAATTTACCTATGGAAGCTTTATCCTTTACCCAATCCCAGATATCCGCTCCCCAATCTTTAACTTTACTAAAGGCATTTTTAGTACCAGAAATGACATTGTCTAACCATCCACCTGAGCCATTTTTGTATGCTGGTACATTACCATCGAAAAGTTGTGACGTTTTATCACCTGATAATACTTCCGTTCCTTTAGGTAGGTTTACTAAAGTATCACGATTCGGTGACATGAACATTTTTCCGTTTGGTAAAGAAACTAACTCATGTTTGTTACCATCACCGATTCTAGCAAGACCACCTTTATGTCCACCATTTGGTGTACCTGTAGCATATTGTGGAACTTCCCAATTGCCAAGTCTCTTTTTAGACCCTAACTTTTTAAGAATCCAATCTACACCATCAAGAGCTTTGTTTACACCCCAACCGACTCCACCAATCAATCCATTACCCATTTTTTTAGCACCATTAGAAAGGGCGGTTTTACCTTTAGCTATTCCGTCGGCCATTTTTTGCGGCATATCTTTCACAGTTTTGACCATATCCGAAACATACCCACCGACATTCTTTTTAATCGCTTTGAATATGTCTGATATATTTGATTTCAAACCATTAAAACGTTCTAAGGTATTTTTCACCGCATTTTTAACGGGGGTATAAACAGCATCTTTGATAGAATCCCAAATGGTTTTTGTTAGATCACGAACTCCAGTGAAGATTGTTTGTATTGTATCTTTTAGAGTTGTAAAACGATTTTTCACTAAATCAAAAATAGATTTCATTATTGATACGAAAAATTTATAGATACCATTCCAAATGGTGGAGATAAATTTCGCAATTGTGGACATTATCGTATTCGTTGTATTTTCCATGGAAGTAAACTGTTTCTTCACAAAGTCCACAATCCAATTGATAACTGTAGAAAATATATTATTTATACTAGCCCACGAATTCTTAAATGCACTTACTAACAGTTTACCTAGCGACAAAATCCCTTTGAGCATATTTCCCCAAAACATTAATTGCATAAAGTTCCAAATGAAATCCAAGGACCCTAAGAACACTTGCTTAATACCTTCCCACATCTTCGCAAAATCCCCTGTCAACAGTCCAGAAAACACTTTAACTAATCCCATGATAATGTTTAATGCCCCTGAGATTACACCTTTGATATTCTCCCAAACAGATTGGATAATAAGCTGTATTAAAGGCATAGAGAATTTGATTACCTCGACAATGGCTGTAAATACAACTTGGATGACCTTGCCTATATTTGATAAGGCATCCATGATTACCTGACCATTTGAGTCCCAGAATTTTTGCAAAGTAACCAGTTGATCTTTAAAGAATTTAACAACTGCTTGAATCGCTGGTTGGATTGCTTTTAGCGCATTCTGAGCAAGTTCTTTTATTTTTCCAAGCATATTGTGGACAGCGTTACGGAAAGTCTCAGAATTTTTATAGAGTAATATAAATCCAGTACCTAATAAGGTGAGTACACCTATCACTATCCCAACTGGTCCTGTGAGTGCGACCAAACCTAACCTTAACCACTTCAACAATCCTCCTGCTTTTGCTATGGTAGGAAAAAGTGTACTAAGTCCTGTTAGGAAACTCCCTAAGAAGCCTATGAACAACCCGCCAACGGCAAGTAAAGGCCCTAAACCAGCTAAAAGTAAGCCTAAAACAACAATTACCTTTTGAGTAGCCGGTGTAATATCTAAAAATTTTTGAACCAGCCCTTGTGTAAATTCAGTTAGACTTTTAATTCCAGGAGTAAGAATCGTCCCAACCTTTATACCCGCAGTTTCTATAGCTCCCTGGAGCCCGTCTAATGCTCCTTTTAAATTTTCCTTCATGATAGCTGAGGCTTTCTCTGAAGCTCCACCACTATTTTCAAGTGCTTTGGTCATCTTATCTATTTCATCTGGACCAGCTTTCATAAGAGAAAGCATTCCTGAAACCGCCTCTGTACCGACAAGACTTGCAAGGGTTGCGGCCTTCTGTGTTTCTGTTTGACCTTCCATTGATTCAGATAGGTTTGTTATAAGATTGGATATTCCTACAAAGTTCCCTTCAGCATCGGTTATTGCAATCCCCATACTCTCCATCATTTTGCTGTTTTCTTCGGATGGATCTAAAAGTCCGAGAAGGGCGGCACGTAAAGTTGTCCCAGCTTGTTCACCTTGCATTCCGGCATTAGTCATAATACCAATAGCACCAGATAGCTCTTCCATGCTGACTCCAAGTGCTGCCGCTGGCGGACCGGCGTACTTCAGGGCATATTGCATATCTGTGAGATCAGCTGCAGATTGATTAGCGGTTTGCGCTAATATATCCGCAACCCTACTTGCTTCTGAGGCTTCCAATCCGAAAATAGATAATGAAGAAGCCATAACATCCGCAGTTTGAGCCATATCGGAACCAGATGCTTCTGCTGCACTAATAACGCCAGGCATAGCACCTAATATTTCCTCCACAGTGAAGCCCATTGCAGCTAAACTTTCTTGACCGGCTGCGACTTCACTTGCAGATTTACTTGTAGAGGCACCTAATTCTAATGCAGCATCTTTTAATTTGGTTACTTCCTCTGCAGTTGCCCCAGAAATTGCAGCTACCTTGGACATTTGCGCCTCAAACTCTTTAGCTGTATTGACAGATACAAGTCCTAGACCAGCAATCGGAGCAGAAATATACATGGACATAGATTTACCAAAGTCTTTCATGCCATTTCCTATGCCTGTCAATTTAGAACCTGTTTTCTCAGCAGAATCACTCAGTTTTCCCCATCCAGATTCAGAAAGTTGTTGTTCTTTTGTAAGTTTATTTAATTCGTCACGAACTTTACCTACATTACGTTCTAAATTATTTAAAGAAGAAACTTCATTGTTGTAGCTTTTAGCAGCCTTATCCGCTTCTTTAGAACCTTCACCATGTTCTTTTACCATCTTTTCATAGCTTTTTAGAGCTTTATCAGTGATAGCCTTTTGGACTTCTAACTTCTTATTTAATCCTTGTAAACGAGTTTCATATTTACCTAATGACTTATCGCCACTATCAAATGCGGACAAATTCGCCTTCATTTCACTATTAACTAACTTTAATTTTGATTTCAAGTCAGTTAGTCCACTTTCAAGTTTTAACGTATCCAATCCAAGCCCTATTGATAATCCTTCAATTCTCTCCATCAATCACCCTCCCTTCACATGCCAAAAAAAGCCCCTATCCTCCGAATGCGGCAATTAGGGACTTTTCCTGTTTTGGCTTATTTTGTTCATTGAGGATTTCAATTAAAAAGTGATAAGGCATATTTAAAACTTCATTGATGTCCTTCCCATCTTTCACAAGATTAAGGATGAGTTTGTCCATGTATTCCTTTTGTTTGGCTGGGGAAAAGTCCTCATCCTTTAGACTTTCTTCGCCAAATACTTTTTTGTTTCATCGTTTTGACGACCTTGAGCCACAAAGACAATTTGTTCTTGAAGAGTTTGAATAGCGTCAGGTGCGTGGAGTCCATCGAATAATTGTTCTTTTGTGAATTGTTTGTTATAAATCTTGTTTGCTACAAAATCCAGCAATTTATCAATCATATCCTTCTCAGATGAAGCAGATTTTTCTTTTTCACTGTTATCAATATCTTGTGTAAGGTCTACAGCCTCATAAACTACGGAAAATGGGATAAAAACAGGAGTTAGATATTTTTCAGTAATAATCTCCCCTTCTTTTACGTCTTTCACCAATTCGATCATATTACGTTTTAAGTTAGCCATTTTAACACGTCTCCTTTTCTAATAAAAAAAAGCAGGATTACTCCTGCTCACTGATTTCCTTAATTAGTGGTTTACCAATCTTGTTTTTAGATGAAGAAAGTTCCTTGATGCGCTCTTTGCTAACTTTCTTGTTAGCCGGGTTGGGAAAAGTGGACCCTGTAGTGTATACCTTATTTTTATCTTCCAAATCCTTAAAATCATGAATCACTTCGTATTTACTCATACCTTACGCCCCCTCAGGTACAGTGGTACCAGGATATGATTGGCCGAATACTGCAGTGAACAAAGCATCACGCTGTACAGTTACACCCTTAGCATCCCGTCCAAAAATAACGGATTTTTCCTCATTAAAGCCAGCAACCTCACGATCCATAAATTCAGCTGAAATTTCTTCAGAAGAAAACTCAACGCCATCTTGTTTGGTTTGCCCTTCCATGTTCGGGCGCATGAAAATGCCTTTTGTTAAACCTACCCATTCTTTTGATCCATCTTCATAGGTTTTTGCAAACACACAAGCAACATATGGAGGAGTGTCGTTAGATCCATAAGAATACAAGCCTCCTGCTGTTTTCTCCAATCCAAACAGTACAGCCTTATCTTCATCAGGCAACTTGTGAAAAGCAGATGTAATGGTCGTATTCCCACTAGAAACTGCAATTTCAGCCGTTTGATTATCACCATAAGCTCTCACTGCTTCCTGTGGCATTTCAATACTGATAGTTTGTAAAAACTTCACTCGTTCTGGTGTTCCCAGGGTTACTGCAGTCCCTGTTTCATCAATCGCTGCATAGTAAAATTCATCTACCCCTGTGGAAGATCTATAACTTTTTTCTGGCATTCTACTTCACTCCTAATTTAAGTTTTTTAAATCTCGAATTCTTCTGTGTAAGCCTTACCTCGATACCTCCGAGCATCCCGATAGATACCTGTGTCTTTATCGTACTCATCCACACCGCCAGCAAAATAACCAAAACCAATTGATCTCATAACTTTTTGGACCCGATTGGACAATTCCTTTGTTACTAATCGGTTTTTCGTCCACACATCAATTTGATATAGGTAATCATCTGTGATGGGTATGTTATCACCATAATCGGCTGATTGTGGAGGGCCTAACGGATCGATGACGATGTATGGTCCGGATATATCACCAGTGGGTGGATATTCATAAAATTTTATGCGCCCAGACGCTTGCCCTTTGATGTACTCATCCGAAAGGAGCCCATTATAAATAACCATCATCATATCCATTAGAATCCCTCCTTTATAACCCTTTTGATGGTATCGCGATATTCCTTCTCTGCATTCCTCATGGCCCTGGCTATTGCTCCCTTACCTTTTGGATTCGGGTTTTTCACAGTGCCAAATTCGTTCAAGTGGATTATCCTGTATCGATCTTTAGGTCCAGTCCAATGAATTTTTATTGTGCGAGAACCATTCACCCACATTGGTTCGGAAATGGTCATTTCATCTATGGATGCTCCTGTATCCTTAAAGGATTCAAATTGACTCTTTAGTTCCCTGACAAAAACCTCGGCCCCTTTTTTAAGAGCCATGTCGCTTAATTGCTGCACCTTCAATTTCCCGATATGTTTTTCTATATCCGCAAGCAATTTCTTTTCACCTGTCAATTTCACACTCATTCTGTTAGCCCTGCCACTATAGTGATAAATCCTTTGTTTTGTAAGTCAGGTTGAACGTGTTTGACGTTAAATCGCTTGTCATGGTATTCAGAAGCATCGATAGAAAGAAAATGCTTATTATTAGGGATAAAATTCGCTTGTGGATCTCGTATCGTAATGGTGATATCAGATAAGGTCCCATTTGCTTTAGCAATCTCCAAATCTTTCAACCAAACATTATCAATTTTGGCCCATGCCTTATAGAGAGTATTTTTTTCAGACTCACCTGGCTCGGGCCCTTCATTTGCTGCATATTCATAAAACGTAATGGGAGTTCGCAAATCTCCCGTATTAACCCTTGGAGGTTTATATTTAAATGGTTGCATCAGCTTCACCTTCTTCAAAAGCAATCGACATCGCTAGACTATTAATCTGTGATAGAAAATTACTGTTGAAATATTCAAGGGCATCATTGTAAGTATAGCGAGTCCTCTCTAAAACAAGTTCCCTTGCTATATCGTTTTTCTCGATTTCGAATGGACCGCATTTAAATTTAATATCAGCAATGGAAAAGGACAACAATCGTATTAAATTGTCGTCCTCATCATGAGTTATATGCATCCGTTCTTTAAATTCTTCCAGTAGCTCTGGTGTTACTACCTCCATTTACCTCACTCCAATCAAGCTCCGGCTGGTGCAGTTGGGAACGTAATATCCAGATCATAAACCAATGCAGCTTTATTATCCTTTGGTTTACCATTCGCGAATTGTTTGATTGTATAAAGAGTCGCGTCTTCAATAGCCAATGTTTGATCGAATTTTTTAAGTTTGTAACCACCGGCAATAGCAGCTAAGTACCGACCTTTCACGAAGAAAATTGCCTTTCCAACAGGTACCTCTTCGGATTCCACAACTTGAATATTGTACGGAAGTGCCATAACCCATTGACCGTTAGTTGTTTGAATTGTGTTACGCGCTTGAACGCCGATTGCATCAACAGGGTTTACTACCATGACCACCTTATTTAAGACTTTAAGAGATTTACCATCAGCATCAGTAGAAAGAGCTTTAACAACTTCGTAAAGTTCTCCAGCAATAGTTTCGCCATATTGAGAAGGAGCGAAAGTTAATGTGCCACTTGATACTTTGTCAGTGATAGCACTTGTACTAGGATCAACATTTTTCAATAATCCTACTGGCTCGTTCACTCCTGGTCCTCTTCCATTTACATAACCAAATTCCAACCCTACAGAATAGGTTTCAACAAGCAATGTACGTACATAACGTTCAACCCAAATTGGCCCAAGTTCTAGCATATCGTTTGGGATAACCGCAAACGCAGTAAGTTTGAATTGACTAATTGTTTCTTCACCAAATGCTGCATTAACTTGACCTTTAATATCGCCAAATAATTTACCCCATGCATAAGCCTTAGTAGCATCCGAAGTAATAAACCGTGTAACTGCTCCTAAATCTTGCAAGCCTAAAGCGTCAAGTAATGGGTGTTCCTGTACTAAGTCCTCAAATACACGCTCTTGGGTAGTTACAGGAAGAATTGAATCATCTTTGAATCCACCATCTAATACAGCAACATTAAAGAATTTAGTTTCTTCAGAAGTTAAAACATTTTGTCCGCGTTGTTGAAGGATTGAATGATCTAACATTTCATTATTTACTTGTGAAGTGATCGCTGCAGCCACTTCTGTTTGCAATGCTTCAAAATAATTTTCATATGCTTCCGTTTGTTCTTTTTCTGTTACTTCCTCTTTTGATAAAACTGCTGTTAATGCTGTTTTTGCATTTTTAAATGTCTCTGATTTGTTAAATTTAATTGTCATTATTAAATTCCTCCGTTTTTTTGAAATTAAAAAATCCTTACAGCTCTGTTTTGTTTAACAGGTGCAGGATTTTTCGGTTCCGTATTTTTTAATTGGTCTAATTCATTTTGCAAAGCTTGCATTTGAGTTTTTAATTGTGTGAGTTCTTCGTTGTCTTCCACAGTTGAAGATGTGGCGGTGGATGTAGCGAAGCCAATTTCAACAGCTTCATTCGCACTAAACCAAGTTTCGTTATCAACCATTGTTTTAATTTCTTCACGTTCAATATTAGCTTTCATCATGTAAATATCAATGATGCCATCTTCGAGTTTTTCAAGTACATCTGCTTCTTTACGGAAATGGTTTTTAGTACCCCAAACTATTGTACTCGCTTCATGAATCATAATCATTGAACCTGCACCCATAATCAATTCATCTGCAGCCATTGCAATTACAGATGCTGCTGAGCATGCCCAACCATCAACGTGTACAGTTACTTTACCTTCATGTTTTTTCAAACGGTTATAAATAGCAATCCCGTCAAATGCATCACCACCAGGCGAATTAAGGTGAATAACCAAGTCGTTTGAACCTGCTTGTTTTAAAGCCATATCGACGTCTGCTGCAGATGTGGAATCATCCCACCATGAATCGCCGATAATCCCGTAAATTGTTAATGTAGATTCATTCTTTTCCTCATCGTGGGCAACAGCAAAGTTATGAGGAATACTTTTTAATTGCTCTTCGTATTTTTCGTTTTTAAATTTCAGGAATTTCATTCTTTGTTCTCACCTCCTTCATCTGTTTGCATTTCAGCATAGTTCTTTGTAATATAATGTTTGTCCAAATTAGGGTCCTCTGAAGCTTCATACCCTACTTCTAATCTAATTTCATTACCAGTAAAGGCACTTGAAGAAATCAACTTATCAATGCTTGTAGCAAGATCAAATATATTTTGGTATGAAGGAGCCCGGACTTCTAATTCATTCCCATTAAAAAAATCCCTCTTTTCAAAAAATTTGGCTATTCCTTCATCCTTGATTTTTTTGAGAATCGGATTGATTGTGTACATCATATAATTTTTTGTTACTTTCTCAACGTCTGCCATATCTCCACGAATAAGCGTTAATGGAATACCTAATGCGGTTGCAACCTGATCAAAAAATCCACCTGTCACTTTATTGATTTCGTCCACAGATTGAATTCCGTTCGTGCTGCCAGTGAAATGCTCCTTATATTCAAAGCCTGGTTGTTCAGGTATAATTGCAACGTCTTTTTCTTCAATAGCCCTGTACATCTTGTTGATGAATTCTTGTAACTTTTCCAGTCCGTCTTTAGTTTTAGCTGTCGTAGCATCGACTTTAACAGTGGAACGGATTTGATTTTTACGTTTTTGCGAATTAAGCATTCTCCCAAACAAGTCCCCATAATCTTTAAACAAACTATCTATTAAAGGTGCTAGGGATTCATTGCTGTACCGTAAATGGAATACTTCACTTTGCTTAAAAATTCTTTTAAAAGTGTAATCTTTAACTGTTACATTCGAAAAGGTATCTTCAAATACCGCATATTCATTGTGTTCAAAGTCATCAGCGATCAATAAATCATCATCATCTGATTGAATGACAAGAGCTTCATTGTTGTAAATCAATTTGTACATGATTTCTTGCCAAAATGTGCTGGCTGTTTGGTTTTTATTTGGACGTACATTCAATCGATAATACAATTCATCTTTCACAAATTTATCATTTTGTTTAATTCTAAATTCAGATTGACTAATGGTTCGAGCTAAAAAAGAAGCACATGTGTCAATTGCTAACTTTTTCATGTGTAATCGATTTGTGGTATCTTGAAATATATCAAAATCAAATATAAAACTTGCCTCACTATTACGATTTAAAAACAAATCCAAAAATCCCAATTTCTCACCTCCTTTTAAAAATTAATATCAGCAAAGGCGAATGTTCCTCCCACGACAATTTCATCAGCTCGATACATGCCATGAACAAATGCCTGAAAACCATCTGTCTTACGTTTAACTGGTTCCTTTTTCTGATACTCTTTATTTCCGCGTTTATCAATAACAACAAGTACATTATTCGTGTACCAGCGTATCAACGGATTATCACCAAATATAATTTTATGATTAGCAAAAGCTGTTTCTATCCGTGGTGCTAACAAACTGTGGATAGCTCGTGGATTTTTAATAACCTCTACTTCAAATCCCTCTTCTTCAAATAACGGTCTTAAAATTTCCATTCGAAAGTTATCTGCAATGATTTTTTTAATCACATAATGTTCTCGCATCTCTACAAACCATCGAACTATAGTGTGAGGATCAATGGTCGGTGCATCAATAACAGACAATAAACCTTGCTCTTCCCACTCTCTAATAGGGGCTAATTTCTTTTGATTTTTCACATTATCACTTGCCTTTTTAGAATAAGCATAATGTTTGTCCACGAATTCCTTACGTACGAATGAATGAGTTTTAAAAATATAATTTTCTTCTTCGTCCCTAAATAAAAGACCGCATGCAGAAAAGTCACGAATGGAAGCAAAGTCTAAACACCCTATACATTCTTCGTTTAGAAGTTCGGGCATTTCACGATTGGTTGCCTCGATTTCTTCCCAAGTCGCTACCGACTTTTCTAAATCAACCTTAGGAAGGTTCATTCGTTTCGTCATGAATTCCTCATAGTTTGATGGATCATCTTCAAGTTCTTCGTACTCTTCATGGATTGTATCGAAAAGGCCCTGGGCATAATCACTGCGGGGCTCACACAACATTGGATTTGCTTTTTCCCACAGATTGGGATTGTCCGATTCTGATTCATCATCTAACTTACAAATAAACGGAAAGAGAGAATTCCAACGGGCCTCTCCCTTTAAAACTTTCATGGCTTTTTCCTTTTGTTTGTCTAAGAAGCCCTCACGAACATATCCATCGGTACCAATATAGAACTCTCTAGGATTTGGTTTTTTACCAAGACCAGAAATATGAACGCGCACATCCTTGTTATCCTCATATTGATGGATTTCATCAAAGATTACAGCACCGTCCCGCAGTCCATCCTTCGTACCACCATTTGATGTTCTGAATGTAAAGATAGAATTGGTCTTCTTTGATACAACTTTAGTTAATGTTGCTTTAAAAGCACGCTGCAGCACTTCATGTTTTTTCACACATTTATAAGCTTCGTCAACTGATGTTTTGGCCTGTTCTTCACTATTGGCCACAATTGAAATGTTATAGTCTTCAATTCCATGAAGTTCGCTAATAAGAAAATTTGAAATAACAGTAATCAAACCATTCTTCCCGCCACCACGGCCAAGCATCAAAAGGAATTTACGGAAGACCACTCGATTGTTCTTTTTCCAAAATAAAAAGACGAATGCTATTAAGAACTTTTGAAATGCAGTTAATGGAAAGTACCACTTCTCACCAAATGCAATGCAATTCTCAATCAAATCGTCATTGAAATAAACTTCATCATTATTAGTAATGTTTCTTTGTATAAATTGGATTAGCAGTATCCGCTCTTCGTTTAGTTTTATTTGTCCAGTTTCATACAGGTGAATATATTCATCAACATATTTTTGAATACTCATACTAAATCACTTGATTCATAATCACTCTTTTTTTCTTCCACAGTTGATGATGAAGAGGTAGGAACATGATTCCCGTTAGTAAAATTTATACTTTTTTCAAGTGCAATCATTTGTGAATTCAATTTACTCTTTTCGTTCATTGCTGGATGAGCTTTGATAAATTTTTGTGATCCATTTTCTATGACGATAGTTGCTCCGTCACGTTCAATGGCCTCATTGCATGCTAAATCCAATTCCCGTAATTTAATGTACCGAATCACTTTATCGACTTCTAACAAGTCATCAGTGTCAATCCGCAGCAAGAGCTGTTCTTTCAGCTGCTCTAATGTTTCGCTCATGCTACCCCCTCCCCTCTATCCATACCCCTTACGTGCGCGAATTACAAAAAAAAACATTTGCGAGTTAGGCCCCCTCCCCGGTCCCCGGGAAAAAAATAATTGCCAAAATCTTTTGGCGGGGGGTCTATTTACTCTTAAGAAAATTCCTGAAGATTGTTTTTCTTTGTACTTGTAATCGATTTATAAATAATGGCTGTTGTTCATTAATTTCTTTTTCTAATTTCCTGCAGCAGCTGCTACACGATACATATCAGCCCATTTAATTACCACTTCTCATCATCCCATTTTTTCTTTTTTGTTTGGCCAAAGACTCTGCCCTCCTTAACATTGTGATGATAAACGCATAACGTTTCCAAATTAGCCAACACAAGTGCCAACTGCGGATAATTTTCTATGCCATACTTATGGTCGACGTTGAGAACAATATCCTTTCGTTTACCTTCTTCTTTGATTGAATCAACAGTAACCTTCCCTTCTTTCTTGCACCATTGACATTCAAAGTTATCTCTTACCAATGCCCGCTGCCTTAATGACTCCCAATCACCTGACCTATAGAACTTCTTCTTTTGTGCTTCTGTTTTGTACTCAGCCATCAGTTATCTTAACTCCATCAACGAATATGTCCTCTTTATCCAAACGAATACTATACTCATCATTTTTAGCATCGTAATCAATGTAAGCAACACCATAGTCCGTAAGCAAAGCAATCACCTTTTCCTTTGCTGCTTCTTGAACTGTCTTTGACATCCATACTCACTCCTTCTTAGTTATCTTATTAAGCCAATATACCTTTGTTTAGGTTTATTAATTAACATATAATTAGAATAAAAATAAAGGAGGAATGGCTTATTAATTCTGAAATAAGAAAGCCCATAAACACTACCCTCAATTCTTATTTAAATAATAGACTCCATCATTTAGCTGATAATAGAAATATCCCCATTGAAAAGCTTTTGGATAAAGCTGTAGAACTTTTACTTGAGTATATGGAGAGCCATGATACTATTAGTGGACAGGTCAAGATAAGCAATGAATACACGATTAAAAAAAATAATGAAATGATTGAAAAAGGAAGAGATTTTATAAATAAAAAAATATAACTTTTAAATAAAAGAAGCACTTGCCATTTAAGGTAAAGTGCTTATTTAAGTTGATTTGATTAAATCCATCTCTACACCTTCTTTCTCCATAAGAAAAAGCACCCTAAGAGGATGCTTGCATGACGATATTTCATTGAGTTAACAACTTAAATGCCTGTTCAACTTTATTTGTAAAACGCGGAATCCATGTACTATTTGTATCACTCTTGTCAGTTAAAACAATTTTATCACCAGAGCTAAAGGAAATATTTAAAGTTTTTGGTTGATAAAGCTCCTGATACTTTAGCTCAATAATACTAATCTGGTTATATTTTAGCACTTTAATATTAACTAAATCATTCTCTCCTTCATAAAAGATAATAACTTTGTCATTCATAAAATTATGAACCTCTAGTTTCTTATCGTTTACAAAGAGGTATTTGGGATAAAAAACTACAATATCCTCTTCTCTAACAAATTTCTCTATAACTGTGATCATATTATTAAAACGTTCATAGGCCTCACCTCGACTTGAAAAATCCTTGAATGCTTGTAAATTCATTTCTCTCATACTTTGCACCGCCCTTTTGTCTACTGATTTCGACAAAGGTAGATAAATTCCTGCAATAAAAAAGCACCCAGTAAATGAGTGCCTTCAAATTCTTATTCAGTATCCAACTGTACCTGGATCAAGCTGTTTGGTTCCAACCGTACCTGGATCTAAGTGTTTACTAGTAACTACTCCTGGATCTAACATATCGGTTACCTCCGTAAATTTTTATTTATTAATCTAAATCCCGTTTTAAGTCTTCAGGCACATGATCTAACAAAATAGAAATAATAAAGTTATACTGCCAAGGAGTAACATTGTCTCCTTTATTTTCTTCTAATTCTTTAATTAGTTTTTCCAACGTTTCTCCCCACACTGGATATCTACCTTCATTATTAGCTTTTACTAGTAAATTTTTAGCAATGCTTAGAACCTGATAATATTCATTATCTTTTGCTGAGATATCATAATCCTTTTGTTGATACGCCATTTATTACAGCCTCCATGGTTATTTTAATAGTTTAATTAAATTATTCTTTTGTTCCGAACTTAAATCGTGATTACTTTTCAGCCATTCATGAACCAATTTATACATCCCATTGGGTTGTAATCCTATTTTTGTATCTCCATCACCTTGTTTATTCCCTATATCGACCTTTCCATTTGTAGACACAATAAACCATGGTGAATCGGCATGATTATATTGACTTAAATCCTCTTTATTCCAACTCACTTTATCACCTCCTTATGTCCTATAAATTCGACAATAGAAGATGATTACCTTCTTTATCCATAAAAAGACGACACAATTTGAGTGCCGCCCCTTTTCTTTATTCTCGATGATATAAATTTATCATCTTATAAAGCTAATAACTTACACTAATTTTATAAATAAATTAGAAAAATTTTCTATGTTTTTTATCAATTACAATTTAAAATAGGTAATATGCAGTGCAATTAATAGAAAGAAGGTTATTTTTTGAAAGAATTTCAATTCAATTTAAGAACACTTTTGATATGCTTATCATTACTACCTTTACCACCCGTCATAGGATTTTTATTAATAAAATTTGCCCATAAAGATTTTTCACTTTTGGGTCCATATGGTGATTTTTTTGCCGGAACTACCGTGCCAACACTTACTTTTATAAGCTTTTTAGCAATTGTGATAACATTAAAAATGCAAAAAGAACAGCTTGAAATGCAAGGAAAGCAACTAGAAATGCAAAATGAAGAATTAAGGAATTCTATTGAGGAAATGAAGGCTACAAGAAAAGAATTTGTATTACAAAATCAGACTTTATCAATACAAAGATTTGAAAATACTTTTTTCCAAATGTTAAATTTACATAACGACATCGTGAATTCTCTGAATTTCAATTCTACTAATAGTGGAAGGAAAACATTCGAAAAATTCATGAATTCCTTAAAAACAACTTATTATAATAATTCATATAATAGTGAATTTAAATCGAAAGAAGAACTAACAAAAATAAGA